TTATAGTAAATGATTGACAATATCTACTCTTGCCGTATTATATACCTTTACAAATGTTTTTTTGAGTATTTTGACTATTATTTTTTCATACCATTTTAAATCTTTATTTATTAAATTCACTATATATTTTTCCATGTTATTTTCTCCTTTAAATTGGAGAAACGCGTTTCTTTTTTATGATTAAATTATATTATAAAATTCGACAAAGTCATTTTGAGTCACTCAAATACTAATTTGCTCATAAATCAAATATGAGGAAGCTATAATGCTCCCTCTATTATTTTGTCTATATATTCATCTATCTTTGTACTTTGTTCTATTACCTCTTTGCAATTGCTATCATTTTTTATCATTAGTTCAAGCTTTTTTATATCTTCCATAAGCTTGTACCTCCCCTAATTCTATAATAACAGTTTTTGTCTGCGAAGTCTGTCGAATCGTGTAAATAAATTGATAATTTTTTCGGTTTATATTGCATAAATCCATTTTATTTGATATATTATAGAAAATTATCAATCACCTCATACATGTGTGTGTATTAATCAGCGATTATCTGCTGATTGTAAGGCAGTGGTCTTTCTAACCGCTGATATACTGCACACACATTGGCAGTTAAAAATTTACAAAAACGGAGGTGAATCCATTGAAGCAAAACGAAATAGCAACAAGATATTTAGGACTTTCTTTAATTTTTTTAATTGTAGGTGTAGTTTTATGTTTTTTAGCCAATCTAGGATATAGTTCATACATAAAGCTTCAATCTGCAGACAAAAAAATTGAAGTTCACGCACAGAACTTCAATAGCATTGATAATTGATGTAAGGGGCTTCGGCTCCTTGTTTTATTTTATATCATTTGTATATTTTATATACTTAATTTCATAAGTTGTCAATACAGAATGTATATTTTTAATTTACTTTTAAAATTTTTGTAATAC